GTTTTGTACCATTAAAGGAAGTAGTAATAGGAAAACCAGAATGGCGTAATTTCCATAGTATAGAACTTTCAACATCAGCATGTTTTCCTGAGTCAGGAAAAGGTTTACGAAAACAGGACTTAATTAGTAAGCATGAGGAGAAAGGAAATGTACCTGTTTTGGATTTGGAGAAAATGGTATTACAAGAAAAACCTCCGGAATCAAAAGATTTTCCTGATTTGGACGAACCTGGTCCTTGGATAGAACCAGAAATACAGGTTCGAATTTATACTTTGATTTGGATGGCTTTTAGATATTTAGTTCGACCGCAAGTAGTAGTAGGATGTTTGAAGGATGAATGCCGTACTTTAGATAGAGTCAACAACTTTTTTACAAGACTCTTTTGTGGGGGCGAGATGGTCTTAATGCTATTTACGAAAATGGTGTTAGGAAAATTTATTCATTTAGTAGAGTTGAAGAGATATGTAGGAGATTTTGAGATTGGAGTAAATCCATATTCTATGGATTGGGAACGTATTTATCGTTATTTAAAACATTTTGGAACGAAAACAGCAGAAATGAAAGATACGTCGGCTTATGATCTCACAGAAAATCCATGTATTATAGTAGGACCAGTATGGTGGAATATTATTCAGTATTTTGATATAAAACAAGATTCACTCTGGTCTAAATGTTTGTATTCCTGTTTATATATGTCTTATAATTCACTATTAGTTATTAAAAATAAGGCATATTACTACTCAGGGCAAACAAGCGGTAATTTTATTACCGGTTTTGGAAATAGTTTAGGACATTCCATAAAGGATAGAGCAATTGTGAAATGGTATCTGAAAGTGCCATTTAACGAGGTGATGCGTTCGAAGATAATGTCCGATGATGGAGCTTCAACTATAAATCCAAAATACAAATCTGTATTTACGAGCCAAATTTTGGCTGATAAGATTAAAGAACAGTTCTTTCAAACAAGAACGCCTCAAGATAAGAGTGACGGAAGACAAGATTTTGAAGATCTTGAGCTAGATAGATTTCTCCAACGCAGATTCCTGGAGAGAGACGGAATGGTTTTGGCACCACTGAATCCGGATTCAATTAAACAAATGGTTCAGTGGATTGAAGAACCTAAGAAAGATGGACCAACTTTTCATCAACAATTTAAAGAAAATTGTCACACAGCACTTAGAGAGTGGGCAATTCATGGAAGGAAGGAATTTAATCATCATAAGAGGATTTTGAATGCGTTTTTACGAGCAATAGATCCATCTTATCAATTTACGAAATCATTTGAAGATGTGTACGAGAAAATCGTGCAGGACGCTAAGTCCTAATCGCACATATCAGATTTATTTCGTCTCCCCGGACGCTAAACGGGATCGTGTCTTGGTAATATGCCGACTAGGACAAAGGCGACTTGCAACCTGTTATATATATTTCTTTATCGTTTTTATATTTAGCAAGGGCGGCCTAGGTAAAACAAAACGGTTGTACCTGTAAATGAATTCATGCCTCATTTACTTTCAACAAGCATGGCTCAAACATCAGAAAAAGTCAAAGAACAAACAAATTTACAAACAACAGGACAACCTACGAGTACAGGTCAAGAAGGAATAACTTCACATATGGATGCAGGCAGTGTGAAGGAAGTCTCAAGTATAGTAACAGTACCAAGGAAGATAGGACAAGCCTATGATTTACAAGTTCCGACAGAGCTTTTAACGAGAGAATATGTCGTTGCCAATTTAACATGGACAGGAGCAATGACAGCAACACAACTCAGTTTTCCTTACTTGTTGTTGCAACAAGATACGGTAAGTAAAGTTTTGTCGAAATACAAGTGGTTTAAGGCTGGTATTCGAATCCAGCTAAAACTACAATCTACACCCTATCACCAAGGTTCATTATTGGTGACGTTTTTCCCTTGTATGGCAGAAGAAAGAATTATGGGAAATAAGTATCAAAACACAGGATTTCAGTGTATGATACTATCTGCAGTACAAGAAGAGAGTGGTAGAATGGATTGTCCCTATCTGCACCTAGCAGATTGGATGTTTACTGATTATGCGGAAACTGGTTTTACGCAAGGGGATTCAAGGATAGGAGTAGTACGAATAGAAGCGTTGAATCCTTTGTTGTGCAGTGCAAGCTGTTCGACCTTAGCAATACCAATAACAGTTTATGCATCATTTATAGATATACAATTAGAAGGTAGAACAAGTGGACCAGCACCGAAACATTTTAGATGGGGTGAAGTTAAGCAACAGTCATCAGAATCATCAGTTAAGGAAGATAAAGGTACGGACGCGAAGGGGCCGATAGACTTTGTCAAGCCATTGATAAGAAGAGCACCAGTAGTAGGACCAATTTTTGAGGGTGCCTTAGATATGTTGACTAGTTTAGCTTCAGATATGAGTAAACCAAACTCAAATCAAGCCATATCTATTGTTGCAAACAAACTAACACACAATGTTGCACACTGCTCAGGATTAACTTATGCGGATGAATTATCAATGTATCCCAAAGCAAATCTTGCACAAGGAAAATTGTGGGCAGGAATGGAAACAAGTCACATGGGAGTATCACAAGTAGCACAAAGACCCATGTTACATGACCAACATACGTTTACAGCTGATGGGCAGAGCGTTCAATACGTTTGCTCGCCATTAGCCTTAGGAGCCAATCAAGCATATCCAGATTTCTTGATGGCGATAGCACGAGCACACACATGGTGGAAAGGATCGATTAAATATGAAATAAGGATATTTATGGCAGCATTTATGTCCTTTAGGTGTCGCTTAATAGTAGTAAATGGCAATTCCTATGCCAACTATACCGACGAACAATCGATGGATATATCGGTAAAAGGCGATGCAGTAATCCAGGTAATGGTACCTTATTTACGTCCAACAACATGGACTAATTTGGATGAAGACGATGCGGTTTATACTGCTCATCCAACGATATTACCTAGATTAATTTTCACCATCACATCACCAATAGTAGGCTGTTCATCTGGAACACCGACAGTCTACTTCAATATATTTAGAGCAGGAGGCGAGGATACACAATTCGCAGGACTGCGACACGCAAAGAAGGAGGAAACAAAATCACGAGCAAAACTTTCGTTAAGGGAGTTTAAACATGAGAGTCTTATAGACTCTTTTAAGAAACCGTTCAACCCGATAGTTCGAGGTGGAATGCAATCGATAGAATTAGGATCAGTTATGCCTGAGATGTCAGGAACCGTTTCAGATTGCATCAAAAGGGAGAGTACACAACTATTAGGACCATTACCATTCACATTTCCAGGATGTGCAAAGACATCTGTGGAAGATTGGAGTATGTATGAGCCGTTTCATTATTTTTCTCACTTCTATTTGTGGTGGAGAGGATCTAGAGTATTTACCAACTACAGTGCCGGTTATTATGTTAAAATGGATGACGGCTTATTGGATAGTTGGTTCTTCGGAGATGGAATTTCATTATTTGCGGCAGTAAATGATTATAATACAATGAGAAATGCCGTCAAGATCCCATATTACTCGACAGTACCATGGTCAGTTATGGGTCAACCAGATGAACCAGTCTTAGATGAATACTCCTACCACATATCCTGCTACTATATGTTAGCAGATCAATCAATACCACTAGCACCGAGGGATATACTTGTACAAAATAGTATCACAGCTCAAGCGAACACGATTGCAGCTGGAGATGATATGATGTATTTGCATCTTATCCCAATGTTTGGACAACCACCATCTTCAATTAGGAAGAGAAAACCAGTACTTACACGACCTATACGTGAGTCGGAAAACGCACGTAAGGCAAACGGGGACGCCAAAGAACCCAAGAAGCAATAACAGAAAAATAGCAAAACATGCCCTATCGAAAGAGGGTAGAATAATGACTTTCGACATTATTGCTTAGTTAAAACCACGAACACGACAATTAGTAAAGACCCGGACGTGCCCTTTATGGGATTGCTTTTGCAAACGGCAACATTACGAAGAGTGTTTAATGCACTTTAGCACAGAACTATACTCACGATAAGTTCACGCGATCACGAAAATCAAGCTAAGAATTTCGAGAGAAAGACTTATATCGGATAACCACAGAAGTAAAGACGAGCTGTGGCCTAGGAGAATGTTTTCAGCATAACTTTCATTTTCTTTGAGATTCTCG